TGCCCAAAGGCTTACAAGGTCTGTATAGTCAATTTCACCCGTTGCACTAATAACTGTTGCCGGATTTTTATTTCCGTCACCATTAAGAATAACGCTCACAGCATCCTTGAGCTGTTCTCTTGCAATCTGCATACCAATCTGACTAAGCATAACAGTAAACAAATCAAGACGCTGAAATCTCAAAGCCTCATAAGATGCAGAAAGAATTCTGCCACGCTTATTAAGCGAAATAAGACTGCCCTGTGTCTTAATAACAGTCTCAGGAATAGTTGCAGTTTCCTTAACAATATCAAAAGTAGTCTTGTCATCAGAAGGGTCAGAAGTAATAGAGCGATAGTCCATACCATCAATTCTTGTAGTTGCTGCTACAATATCCGGAATTACATCAGAGCGTTCCATACCGACAGCAACCGCTCTTGAAACATATTCAGGGAATAAAGCCGCAGAATCGGAATTTTCAAAAAACTTTTCAACTCTATCAGACGACTTACCGCTGACCTTAATATCAAAACGCTTCAACTGTCGCTGAAAAGCATCCAAGCCCTCAAGAGCAGTTCCCTTATAATTTTCAGACGGGTCGAGTTCCTCAAGAATATCAGTAAGGCTCTTGCCCTTGTTAGCATACATACCCTTTTCGATTTTAATGGTTTCAAACTTTGCCATAAAAAATTTCCTCCTAAAATTAAAATAAATTTTTTGTTTTATAAGCTTTTAAATTAAATCACTACTTGTAAGGTTTAGTGTATTCAACTTAAATTGCGTGTCTGTCCTTAAATGCCTTTATAGGCATTATTCTTTTTGCTTGTAACCTCGTCCTTAATCTTGCCAAGCTGTGGAACACCCTTGCCAAGTCTTGCCGATTTCTTTTCATATACCTGCTTAAATGCTTTAAGCTCAGCAAGCGTCATCTTTTCAGTAACGCTCTTAACAGCCTCCATAGGCAATTCTGGCTCAACAATTGCATAAAGCCTTGTCACATCTGCCTGAAGTTCATTTCGATAAGCCTCACCGTCACGAGCCTTTGCCTTGAGTATATCAAGTTCTTTTACAAGCTCCGCAACCTCGCTTTTACTTAAAACAACATCACCACTTGAACCAAGCTTTTTAAAAATGTCCTCCACTTCGTTTTCCCCTCTCATAAATTCATTAAATGCCTTTATAACACCAGCTGACCTCTGAGCGGGAACAGCCACAAACGACCATTCATAAGCGTCCTTAGGCTTGCTCAAAACCGCATAGCACAGCTTTCCGCCGTAGCTCTTACCCTTAATATGTGAACAGTTCTTAAAGTCCGAACCACATATTGAGCAAACACTCTTGCCCATAGAGCAACCAACACTTACTTCCTTTTTGATACCGCTGTCAAGCTCAAGGATAATGTCCTTATTCTTTTCACTAATCGGCATATAAGCTTTGGCAATAAGCCTTTTATACTGCTCTCCATAACTTGTCAACTTTCCGTCAACAGTTTCAACCTTGCAGTCATAAATTCTTGCGGTCTGATTTTCAGCCGTAGGATTGTGATCAAGAATACCGCTCTTGCCAATATACATTTCCGCTAATTTTTCAAGAGATGTGCTGTCAAAGCACTCAAAATCTCTGTCAATCTCGTTATCGCAAAGCACAACAGAAAATGTATAAACTTCATCAGCCGAAAACCTTCTTTTTGTATATTGATTGATTAAATCAAGCTCCTTGCTGTCCATTGATTTCCACCTCGTTTCTCAATTTTATATTTTGAATTTCAACAGCCTCCGCATTAGCGTTGTTAAGTCGAGCCTGTGCAAGTTCAGTTTCGTCTTGAAGATTGATGTTATCCCATTCAATCGTAAAATTGCAGTCGAAACCAATCGTTCTAAGATAAACTCCACAGATTTTTCTGATAGTCGGCTCAAGCAAACGCCTGTAATATTCAAGCTCACTTGTAAGAATATCCGCCTGCTGAGATGCCATTCTTTCCGTTGAACTCCATTGAAGTCCGAGTAAAAACGGCGGAATTGAAAGCTTTGAAACTATCTGCTCCAAAAGCTGTCTTACAGGAATTTCGCTGTCGAGAATCTGATTATCCGCACCGATAACCTTTATGCTGACATCGCCTACCGAAACGAAATCCGAGGCTCTGCTGTCATGCATAGTTTCACTCCAAGCCTTGGCAATCTGTTCGGTTCTTTCCTTTGCAAAGGCTCTGTCATTACTGTCAGCTGGTTTATACGAAACCGCAAATCTCACATTTCCGACTCTCTCCCAGTTTGTACCAACTGTATTAAAAATCGTCAGCAAAATTCCGCTTATAAACGGCAAGCCTTTTAAAAGAGAAGTTCCATAAACATTTCCCGGCTTTGGCGAAAGTGTGCAAATAGAAATAAGCTCGTCCATATCAATTGGAACATTCCTCTCAATTTCCTTTCGATAAATTCTTACATCAAGAGGATTGTTTCCTCTTTTCAACACAATGTCATCAAGGCTTGCATTGTATAAAGCACTTATCTCGCAATTTTCAGAAAGTACAACCTCGCCGACAGCCGTACCATAGGTCAAAAGCTGTTCCAAAAAGCACGAAACAAAAATATCAATTCCGACACCAGTACCATTGACATTAACGCTTCTGAGAAACTCCGCAAGCTTAATCTGAGCATTTTCATCTTCGCATACAGCCTTAAACCCACCGACAAGACGAACTGTCTTTTTTATTGCAGCATCAATCACAGGAATAGCCTCTTTCAGCGAATCATAAAGCTTAAATTCACAGCTTGTAAACGGCGAATAGCCGCTTAAATCGCTGAATGGGTGTACATTTCTTATTCCGCTTGCCGTCTGAACGGGTGAAAAATTTTCTTTTCGTTTAAAAAGCTTCATACCTCATCACCTACCTTTCTGCGGAAACGGCAAAGAAACCGCCTCCGCTCTTATTCAAGAGCGTTGTCACAAAATACCTCATATCGTCCATAGCGTGGTCATTTTCTTTTATAGGAGCATCACGACCATTGCTATCCCAGCGGTAAAGTCCAAATTCTCGGATTATATCAGTACACGCTCTGCAAATCTTAATCTCGCCCTGTTTCAATGCTGTCGAAACTCTTCTTATACCGTCAAGGACATTGTTTTCCGCAGGATATACTGCGAATTTTCCCTTTCTTCTGACAAGCTCTATAAAGCTTGCCGCTGATGGGTCAACCGTAATTCTCTCAACATTCCTATCGCCCACCAATTTCAGTAAGCCCTCGTAATGTTCCTCGTCTGTTTTTTGATTACCCTCTCTGCGTGAATCGAAGTAATACTCGTCAATTCTGTACCATACAGTACTCTGTCTGCCCCAAAGTCCGAATGAAGCAGGATTCACCGTACCGTAATCACACGAAACGACATATTCATCAAATCCACCCTTAGGTTCATTATAAAAGGCTGTAATATCGCTCATAAAAGGATAAACAAGACCTTCTGCGGCAACCCATTTTCCAAGCACAAAGCGTTCATAAAAAGTCCCCGAATAAAGGCTATCATAACGCTTAATCATCTCTTTAGAAAGTGACGGATTATCCTGCATAGTAAAATGCAGATATAGGGCATTTTTCTCCTTGCGTTTCTGAATCCATTCTGTATAGAACCAGTGCTTAGGAAATTCAGGATTGCAGTTGAACCAGAATTTCGAGCCTTCAACGGAACATCTTGCAAGAGCCTGTTCAACAAAGGAACGAACCAACAATGCCGCCTCATCAAACATAACCCCCGAAAGTGTCATACCTTGAATCAATGAAGCCGAACCCTCATCACGACCTCCGAAAAGATAGAAACGATTTTTCTTATCGTGATAGCTTATGTCAACATAATTTGCCGAAACTTTCTCCTCGCAGATAAAGCCTTGATTTTTTAGCAATGACACCAACGGAACTAAAACATTTCTGCGAACAGAGCGAATAGTTTTTCCGCAGATTGCAAAATCACCACCGTTAAATCTCGCAAAAGCCCACAATACAAATGAAAGACTCATACAAACCGTTTTTCCACTTCTGACCGCACCATCGCAAATAATAGCGTCATAACCGCTATCCCTACTTTCGGGATACCACCATGTCAGAAGTTTAAGCTGTTTTTTAGAAAAGCTTTCAATCTTCGCCATAGTCATCAGCCTTTTCTAAAGCCTTTGCACCATTCTTGATTGCATCGAAAAGTGAGCCTTGCTTTTTACTGCTCTCCTTATCGAAATCACCCATTTTTTCAAGTGCTTTAAGCCTGTCAAAAAACTTAATTTCCATTGCACCGTCCTTAGGCTTTTTAATTTCTGCAATATTGGTGAGGTCGAGCTTTTCAATCTCATCATCAGACGGATTTTCGCAATAGAGAAGCTTTATTGCGTCAGTTATCTTCCCTAAAGCAAGCCTTTCATAACCAAGACACGCCCTTGCCTGACTACTTTTAATCATAGTTTCGCAGATAGCGTTAATTTTTTTGCGAATATCCGCTCTGCAAAGAAGATGCGGACCATCTTTCTTTGGATTTTCATATCCCGCAGAATCTGCGGCTCTGACTGCATCACCCCACAGGGCAAAATATTCGCAAAATGTCTTTTCCTTTTCAGACATTCTGTTTCTTATACCCGTTTTTACATCATTCCTTTCATTGAATGTAGAGATATTTTTTATCTGTCAGCACTCCGTCAAATTTACTGTCTTAAAAAAGTACCTCTCACTATACCCGACGAAATCAAAAAAATTTGACCTCAAAAGGTCAAATTTCATAATTTATTTACCATTTATTAACAAAATATTTAATATTAAATAATCGCAATTGATTTATAGTAATGTAATTTTAATATTTTCAAATACCTGCTAAAAACAATTTTTCATTCGCTTTTTTATTACTCTTGCATTTTCTCAACCACTGTGCTATACTTTATCCACAATATAATTCTTCGGGGCGAGGCGAAATTCCTCACCGGCAGTTATAGTCTGCGAAAAGTGCTTGCACTTCCGATTCGGTGAAATTCCGAAACCGACGGTATAGTCCGGATACGAGAAGATTTATCTTTGACAGCATATAGGCTGTCTTAATATCATTGCATAAAAATTGCCCCGTATGATTTTATTTCATACGAGGCTTTTCTGTTTGGTGGGATTTATTATGAATGATGAATTTTATATGCAGCGAGCCATAGAGCTTGCTAAGAGAGGCGAAGGCTTTGTTTCGCCAAATCCTCTTGTCGGAGCAGTTATTGTCAAGGACGGCAAAATCATCGGTGAAGGCTGGCACGAGAGATGTGGCGAACTTCACGCCGAAAGAAACGCCCTTAAAAACTGCAAAGAACCAACTCAAGGCTCTACAATTTATGTCACTCTTGAGCCTTGCTGTCA